TTCAGATACTCCAATGCTGCAAATCCGTATTGCTTTTCTACCTTGTCTCTAGTACGAGTCTCTGGACAATCAATTCCTCTGAGTCTGATCCTTCTCTTTCTGAGCCAGACATTGAATCCCAAGTCGATGTCTGCATCTATGGTATCACCATCAATTACTCTCAGGTTAGCTAGTTTGTATGTGTACATTTGTGCTCCTTGGTTATATGTTCTTTGTTTCTTCCTGTACTAATAGCTGAGATAGCTTCTCTCGAAACTCCGTACAACTTAGCGATACTAGCTTGCGTAGTTCCCTCAGACAACAGTTTTTGTATGGCACGTACAACTGTAGCTGGAAGTCCGTGCCTGTCTCGTTCCTTCATGTCATTCATATTATCTTGGTGAGTACCCCAACTGAGGTGATCAGGGTTACAACACACAGGATTA